GTCCGGGAGCGGCGACGTTGTGGCTATGGGTGCCGTCGGTAGTGTGGTAACCGCAACAGGAGCGGCCTCCGGAACGGGAGTGGCTGCCACAGGGGTAGCTTCTGCAACCTCATCGGCCTCGGCCTGCTCAACAGCGGCTTTCGCGGCTTCAAGAGCGGCTTCGGCACTGGCTAGGGCGTCGGCGGATTTTGGCTTGCGAGCCGGTTTGGCAGCTATCTCCGGAGCGGTTGGCTCAACGGCTGGATCAGCGACCAGAACAGGGGCTGCGGGAACAACGGGAGCAGCGGAAACTGTAACAGTCGGCGCAATCGCAGCGGTAGGAGCCGCCGTATCGGTGATGGTTCCTGACATCGCTCAGTCCTCTAACGGGATTGTTGGTGCGCCGCGACCTTCGATGAGGCCCAGCACGAATGGGTTTCGGATGATGTCGCCGGCGCCGAAACGCCACTTGTCGCCGTAGTCGTCGGTGAAGCCGAACGGACGCAGGAAGCGGACCGGGATGGGTGCCGGTGTCGGGGAGGTTGGCACGTCAGGCGGCGGCGCTGTGCGTGTTGGCTGACGTGCCATGGGTTGGTCTCCGCACGGAACGGAAGGCTTTGGAAGTCAGAGTATCAACAGAAACAAGGCGACCATAAGCCGCCTTGTCTACTGTGTGATTGCTTACGCTGATTCCACCACGACTCCGCGCTTAAGAGCGCTGTTGCTGGCGGTCGGAATCACGAGCGTGTTTGCAGTGGTGTCGGTTGGAAGCGCGAAGCCACCAATCCAATACCAGGACTGCGCGATGATCTGCCCCAGGCGGTCGAGCGGCTCGCGGGTCACCATGCAAACGGCGTCCACGATTTCCTTGAGAGACCGCTTTTCGTCGGGCAGGTCGCTATATCCAACCTCGGCGTAGTCACCCTCGATGAGAGCGCCCTTACCGACCACGATAGCGCGGTGGATAGCCACGCCGTTCAGGGTCTGCTGCGGAGCCTCAGTCGTCGGGATGAAGCGGACACCCAACAGCTGGAACACCTCGCCCTGACGGAACTCAGTGGAGTTGTAGGCACCGCGGAACAGCTCGCGGAAGTCCGAAGCGCTGAACAGGCCAAGCAGCTGCTCGTCGTCCAGGTAGCAGTTGTAGAGACCGTCGATGGTCGGCACAGCGTTCCTGCGGAGCGTGGCGACGGCGTTTAGCACCATCGTCATGGTCAACGTGTCCGTCGCCAGGATGTCAGCCGTGGTCTTGCGGCCAACAGGACGGACAACCACAGGAGCAGTGGCGGCAACAACGGGAGCGTTCAGCGCGCCGTCGGCCGTGGCAACGTTGCCTGAGAACGTCAGGGTTCCAGACTTTCCGCTCGGAGCCGTGGAACCAGACGGGCTGTCCAGGGTCACGCCAACCAGAGTGTAAGGGTTTCCGTTGACAGAGACCGTCAGCGGATTTCCAGGATTGACAGGAACAACAGAGCCAAGGCTTCCAACAATGTTGACAAAACCCCTTGCATCATCGACATGAAGAGTCGACGCGGGAGCGGTCAGCGCGGTAGAAACGCGGGTATTTCCACCCATGTATCCGCCAACGTCCTGAATGGTCGGGGACTGATTGCCGAAATACAGAGTGTTGCGCGCAATGCGGTCCAGGGACTGATGAGCCTGGATGCCGTTGACTTCGGCGTTCTCAACGAACACGGACGCGATGGCAATGCCAGCATTGACCATATTCAGGTCGGTGGTGTCATTATACATGTCGATTCCGAGTTCATACTGTTCCACCGAGAAGCTGGAAGCGGTCATGCCGTTGTCCAGGTTGGTGTTCGTGTTCGCTGCGGTCGGCGTTGTCACAGGAACCTTCAGGCCACGCCTGGTGTCCTTGATGGACTGACCGATGCGGCCAGGGAAAATCTGGCGGTCAGCGACCTTGCGGTAGCCGAGCTTGGAAGTCAGGGACTTCTCAAACCTGCGGCGAAGGAATCCCTGCTGAATTATAGGCTGCAGCTGTGCGGGAAAATCGGAAATTGGCATTTGGGCCTCGATGTTTGGGGTTGTTTCTTGTTTTTGGTTCCACTTGCCCCATGACCATCGAGATCTGATGAGCAACAAAAAGCCGCCTGGAACCACTTCCGGCGGCTGCATTCATGACTGGTTATCCTGCTAGTCTCAGTCGGCCATCAGGCCGGTATTGGTTATCTCCGAGTGGGAGCAATCAGCCGTGCGAGTTCCGCCTCAGCCTCGGCATCCGACATTTCGGAGACGTGCTTTCCTGCAACCGCTGGCTTCGGAGGCGTCGCGCTTGCTGAAGTGTTCCCGGTCGCCGCACCAGTCACGGGAGCGGCCTGCGGTGCGGCGAACAACCACGGCTTGGCTGTCTTCGCTGTGGTGAAGAAGTCCTCGGGGACCACCACTTCCCCTTTGTCGTCGAGCGTCACCTTGGAGGTGTCCAACAGCTTCAGGCCGTCGAGATCCACCATGCCAGCTTTCACAGCCTGAGCCTTCAGCTCCGCTGCGATGATGCGGGCATTGGATGCCTTACCGGCTTCCGTGATCCGGCCTTCGGCGTCTGCCTGGGCCTTCTCGAGTGCTGTTTTGAGGTCCGCGCTGTATTTGGCTTCCAACCGCTTTTCGGCGGCCAGGTTCGCTTCAGCGGCGGCCTTCTCGGCGGCTGCGGTACGAACGTCGGCCGCGGTCTTCTCAGCTTCCGCGACCTTCAATCTCCAGCCCTTGTTCTCGTCACGCAGACGGCTGATGTAGTCCTGGGTGGACTCATCGTCACCGCGACGCGGAGCATTGGTGCCGGTCACCGGAGCGGGTGGCGCAGCAGCAGCGGTAGCAACAACGGGAGGAGTAATAGAACCTCCGCCTGCGCCGCCTGCGCCGCCTGTATCGGCTTCACGAAAGAAAGTTGGAAGAAAACGGGGCATATGGGACCTCTGTCCTTGGTGACGCGCTTCAGCGCAGGGGTTCCCGAACTCTTTCATCGGGCGGCACGACCTTCAGGCCAGCCGGAACAATCCAGGCAGCAACGGCAACGGACGGCCTTCAGGCCACCACCCCCTTGTTACTCGGACTGCAAACTCTCTGATGCGGTGGTCTTGACGGTCTCGGCCAGCCTGCTTGCGCGGGCATCAGCTGCTTTACGGTCGGCATCAGCCGCCTTGATTTCAGCGTCCACGTCCTCGACGTCATAGTCAGCCGCCAGGTTTCTCGTAATCGTTCGCCTGGACAGGAATCCGCCGTCGCTAAGCGTTTGGGCTGCCTGTGCGTCTTGCTGGCGGTCCAGTGCGGTGAGCGCGTACCAGCGGGGCCATGTCAGTTTCAGGCCATCAGGCTTCAGGTCGGAATACCGTTTTCCCGCGATAAGCAAGCCACCGTCGGCGGTCGAAACCACGGACGATGCGGCTATCAGCATGCGGATGAGCTTCAGCAGGCCGCGCTCCCCGTAGGGAGTGCGAAGCCGATCAGCTAGCCATATCAGACCCTGGTTCATCATCTCCATGGCGCGCCCACTTTGGGCGGCGGAAATCTTGTCCGGGTCGGCGCGGTTGCCGTGTGCGGCTTCCATGGCGATTTGGCGCAGACGCTTCTCGAAATCCACGGATGCGGTCGCCGCGGTGCCGTTGATTTCCAAGAGCTTGGCGTCGCCGTCAGTCGCCACGATTATGGCGTTCGATGCACCACCTGACAGACCGTCGACCTTTCCGTCTGGAGACTTAATGAGAAGCTTTGGGTCACCGGCATAAATCAGAGCACGGCGTGCCTGGGACAACGAATAGTCGGAGGCAATCATATCGTCTATTGACGCCTCGAAGGTGCAGCTTCCGTCAACCTCATCGCCGCCCGGAAGATTTCGAATCCAGATAATCGGAACGAAGCCAAGGCCGTGTTCAACGGTAAGCGTTTCGTCAACGGCGGGAACGGCTTCCTTATCGGACACGGGCCAAGGCGTGAACCAGGTCTCCGCCTCGGATGTCCATTCCCTGCGGTGCCAATAGCGGTCCCTGGATTGAACGTCCTTCACCCGGCCAGCTATCTGCGAGCCATAGACCTTGTATTGCTCGACGACCTTAACGAGTTCGTCGGGGAAATCAGGGTCAAACTCGGGCGTCAAAAACGCGGTCGAAAGCACACGAACAGATGGGCGTCCACGAGCAACACGGAATTGCAGTGCGACCGAGCCAACCGAGCCTTTGGTAGCGGCGTCAATCATGGTCTCGTTGAGCGCGATTTCCTTGACCCACTCAACAATGGCGTCGCGGGTCAATTTGTCGGAGGCGTCGATTCCGGGGAAGTGTCCCTCGGAAAACAGCAGGCTCACGCTATCGTCGACAACCGTTCGGCAGTAGCCGGTTCGGACTGAAGGGCGGCGATGTTTCAGAGATAGAAACTGACCGTTACTGTTGGTCTCATCGCTGAACGAGAAATCAATGTGCTGGTAGAGTAAGCCATTCAGAACTCGGGTGAGCGCGATATTATCGAACGCCCGAGCGGGCAAGTCGCGGTCCTGAAGCTTTATCGCCATTGAGGATTTGAGCGCTTGCCAGTCCATCGTTCAGCGCCCCATGAAGTTGACGTAGCTGGCTTGAGCCACCACGCGCGGCCGGTATCGTTGCCAGAGCATGTAGGTAGACGCATCGAATATGTGGTCGTACCCGGAAGTCTTATCCGGCTCATTCGACCCTTTTGCGTAAACGTGCGACCCGTAAGCCTTGATTGATTTCACGCACGCCGGAACCACGAAGGCACGACGGACACCATCAGCGGCCAGGAACCGTGAATTCCCGGTGTTGATGCGGTCGCGCACAGCCGGATTTGTCGGGTCCACAACCAGGCGGAATCCATATCCGCGAAGGATGCTATGGTCGGTCTTGCCGCCAGCAGATGTTCGTCCGGACTGCCCGGATGCGTCCGGGTAAATCGTAATCCGTCCGATGTTTCCAAATGGCGAGTAGCGTGCCAGGATTTCCTTCGACATCTTGTCGGTGTCGCTGGTATCCAGGATGATTTCGTCAACCTGCCAGTCTACACCGCCGTATTCTACCCAAACCGTGGCGGTCATCGGATTCAGGTTGAAGTCCATTCCGATGTGGAGCGGCAAGCCGCGCCATTCTCCGCCTGGGAACGGTTTGACGCTTTCCAGGCGGTCGAACGCGTAAAGGACAACACCAGTGACAGCTTCGAAGCTGGCCTCGAGTTCCTGGCGGAATGTCTGCGGGTCTAGCGTCCTGGTGAACTCGGCGATTTTCGCCGCTGGCAGTATGTCCGCGCTCTTCCACGTAAATGCGCCCCATTCAGAGGCATTGCCGTACGCTTCCATGCGGTCGACGGCGTAATTGTAAGTGTCGAAATAGTGGTTGCGGCCTTCGGGAACGCCAATCAGATCAGCCCAGCCGTTGCGGTCAGCGAGCGCGGGGAATACGTTCTCCGGCCACGCCTGCGCTTTCATGTCAGCGTATTCGTCTAGGATTCCGCCATCCCACGGCTGGCCCTCGATGCGCTGCGGCTTGTCCATGCCGAAAACGACGACTTCCGCGCCGGTGGTCAGCGTGATTGTCAGATTGGTTTCACTAACATCGGCGATCAGGCTTCTCGGATAGAGAGCCTTCAGGTCGTTCCAATAAATCGCTTTTGCTTGCCCGAAGGTCGGAGCCGCCGCGAAATATCGCGGCCTGATGAAGCTGCTTCCACGAATGGATCTGATTACCAACTTTCGCTTGGCAAGCTCCGTCTTTCCGGAACGCCTTCCGCACGGTAGGACGTTGAACTGATGCGGAGAATTGAAGTAAGCCGTTTGGATCGGATGCGGTCTAAGTGGCTCCCATCTCGGTGTCAGTTGAATCATTTTCGCCGCCCACCGTGGCCTCCATCGCTCTCAGCAATTCACGGAGTTCCTGCGCCTTGGCTTTCGGGTCTTCATCCGGCACATTGCTGAAGCCGTGGACCTCATGGAGCCATTTGATTGCTTCCATTTTGTTTGAAAGCTTTGCTTTTACCCGTGCGGCCGGGCCTTTTTTCTTTTCGACAACCTTGGAGACCGAGCCATCCTTGAAGTAGGACGTTTCAATCGTGTGTTCTTCGGGCGCGAATTCCGTATTGAGTTCGCATATCGAAGTGGATGCCTCGTCTGTCAGGTCTTCGCTTTCGAATAGCTCAAGGTAGCCTTTTCCCCACACGCCAACATCTCGCATATCGGTGTGAGCAATTCGACGAGCTCGTTCGACCAGCCACTCTCGAGTAACCAGGTTCTTCGCCCTGAGTTCAGCACGTCCGGCTTCGATTGCCGCCTTGACGTCAGGTTCCGTCTTCAGCTTAGAGCCAATAGTCCTTGCCGTTTTCGCACTGTAACCGGCTTTGATTGCCGCCAATGTTGCGTGCGGCCGGATCAGGAATGCGTCGACAAACCGCTGTTTTCTATCGTTCAGCGACATGTCCGCCACCTATTTCATGCGCACCCTCAAATAACGCAGTCATCAATTTGACGCTCGCGCGCAGTTCGAAAGTGTTCCCGAGCCGCAGTAGACTCCAACGGAGACAGAGGCCCAGAAAGTCAACAGGCCCCGCACGGGAGCACGGGGCCTGGACGGAGTGCGGGGACAAAAGTCCTCCAGACGCACTTTTCGAATCCTAGAACATTTGCGCACTTTCCTCACCGCGTGTCAAGAACATTCTGCAAAAAAGTTGTTGACACTCTGGTAGACCGCATGTATAAGGATCACAGTTGCGAAGGATTGGAGGCTCGATATGTCTATCACCGATGATGTCAACGCTGGGATGGGGAACGCTTTCACGGGATTCGCCGTGGCTGGCCTGGTTGCCTACAACGTGAGCCGCACCCGTTCTGCGGAACGTCGGGCCGACCAGTTCGAACTCAATGCGGCTGATGCACGCGGTCGGGTCAATGTTCTCCGGGACAAGACCGCTGACCTACGCGAGCGCGCTATCGACGCCGAGGACGAAGCCAGCTTCTTGCGTGCGGAAAACGCTCGTCTGTGTGCCGATGTCCGCCGTCTGGAAGCCGCGCTCCGCAAGCTGAGTGCAGGAGTATCCAAGCGCGCCGCATAAGCAAATGCTCCCAGAATCATAAAGGGCCGCTGGTTTCGGTGCCAGCGGCCCTTATCTGTTTTCGTAACCCGATTACGCGTGTGCGTATTCCAGATCATCCAAAAAGTCCTCATCATCACTCCTGGACGGCTTGCCGTAGACCAGGGCTTCACGAACCTGTCGTTGGATTTCCAGGCGGCGGAGCTTCTCTGGTGTGAACGCAGAGACAGAATAAGGAACCTCACCGGAATCTTCAGCGTCCTGCGAAATCTTGGAGTTCCTTGCTGCATCGCGTCTGTTCTTGATTTCGGCGGCGATTTCACGAGTTGACCTCACCCCGTCCGGAGCCTCGCCAACGTCGAAGAGCTTCTTGAGTTCGGCGGTCCTGGCACGGGTCAGCGTTTCCAGTTCGTGCCTGTCCAAGGCTTGCAGGTATGCCAATACGTTTGGATGCAGCTTCTCTGTGGCTTCCACCGGCATGTCTTCGCCACGCGATAAAGCCGCCGCAGCACGTCTGAAAGCCTGGACCATGGCACGGCGATCCGCTGCATCATCGGCTTGCTGTTCCCGTGTGGCTTCCTCATGCTGGCCTTGCGCCTGTGCTTGCTGCGGAGATGCGCCGCCACGGCCACCGAGGACCGACGCTAGCAAACGGCCGGGTAGATGCACTACATCACTGAGAGCACCAAAGGCGATTCCAGGAACGCCTTTGGCAACTTCCCACACGATTTCAGTTCCGGTTACAGCCTTGCCTCCGACCCATTTGGTCGTCCGGATGAAGACGGAGAAGAATGCGCTTATCGCGGCGGCTATGCTTGCAAAAATATTTCTCATTATAGTCTCCCGTGGTGTGCCGGATTGTTTCGGTCTCCAGTATTATTGGGCACGACTATGCAAGAGAGATACCACCTCCCCCGCGCGCGCACCCTATCATATAAATCGTAGATTCTCGGTCGTGACCGAATCCGGTTTGCTTTTACAACGGTATAATCACACCCCCCCACCCACACACCCCCCCCACCATCCCAATAACATATATCGTAGATTCACGGATTAGCTGAGTCCGGCTTATTACCAATTAACATCATCTCCGCATACGCTTCCGAACGGAAGCCCTAACCTTATTCGGCAAACCGGAATCATCGAACAGCGACCGAACGCCGAGCCGGTAGCAAACCCCATCAGTGGTAATCGCTACGCAGTCGCCGTCCAGCCCAACCAGCGGCCCAGACATGCGCCAGCGCCCTTCTACTGTGCCGGTCACCACGAGCTGCAGCGTGCGTTCAATCCCGCGTCGGAGTGCCAAAATCCGCCAGCCATGGATCTCATCAGGTGGCAACCGAGAAGCGATCGGACGCTGAAAAATGGCAAGCTCCGCCTCCGCAGGCTCTCCGATCTGCATTGAAAACACATAGAAAGGGATCACACCGCTTCTCCCGTCGGCACGAACAAAACAGAAGCCTTCCCAAGACCAACCACACGAATCCCATCCCGTGTAACGCCACAGTAGTTCCGGTGATGGTGACCATGGACAACCAGCCGGACTCTGAGATCCAAGGCCAGATTGTCAATCGCTCCGAATCCGTGTTCGTGGCATGTCGGCGCTTCATGCGTCACTAGAACATCAGCACAGCCAAACTCCGACAGAGCAAGTACATCTTCCGGCAAAATCGTGTCACGGTGCCGAAGCGGGACTCCATCCCTGAATCGCATATTTCCAAGGTTCTTGTGAGCCATCAGTTGGCCGCGTGTCCTTACCGTGGCTTCCTCGTCTCCCTCCTTGGGATACCAGACCCTTCCACGGAACACACCACCGAGACCGGCGACCCGTCTCCCGTCAACGTCACCAATTCGACCGTGCAGTGACAAATCAGCAGCATCAGTCCACAGGTCATCATACGCCACGGATGATTCGCAATCGTGGTTTCCTGGAATCCAGCGGACTGAGATACCCCAAGCGGCAATTTGGTTGACCGTTTGTTTAAGCGATCGGACGAGACCAAGGTCGCCCAACAGGATAACGGCCGCAGGATTATGGATTTTGACGGCTTCAAAGACGGGTTGCCAATGGGCGTGAACGTCGCCGACAAACAAGATACCGGAAGGAAACATGGATGACCTCGGAGCAAGACGGCAGTGTATACAGACGGATAGACGGCCGAAGCCGTCAGGTGGTTATCCGTCGTATCTGCGTCCCGTGGGTCATTGGATCGGCTCCGAAAGAGATGTGCTTATACAGCGACACCGTAGCGTTTGCAAGTTAAATATGGTATCAGTAGAGCAACGGGAGGCCAACCATGTCAGCATCCATCACCAAATTGTCACCTCGTGCGTCTAACCGTCCATCCGTGGCGGGCGGCGAGGTTGTCCGGTTTCCGTCGCCGCTGGGTGGCCCGGTCGTTCAAGGATTGCTCAACCAGGCTTTGCAATCATGTTTTGACGCCTACCGTGGCGAAGCGGCTGACCTCGGAGTGCTGGACGACCTGTCTTGTGCTGTGGCCGATCCGCTGTGGGACGACGTCGATGCGCCGGAAATCCTTGAACACGTAGAAATCGCCGCCCGGTGGCTTTCAGAAGCCGAAGAGTCTACGCGTGTGATTGCTCTCGCGCTGGACATCGAATGGTGGTCATTGGCATCGAGCCACGAACTCCGGAGAGCCGCCGCGCTATCATGGGGACGTTCCAGACTGGAAGGAATTGCGGCTGTGCTTCGCGGCCGTATCGGAGATGTTGAGCCAGTGCTGAGTCATAGCGATAAAGCGCGTGGCCTGATGGATATTGGATTCGATGAAATCGAGTGAGCATGTAAACACAATAAATATCCCGATTTCCTTGATTTCCTACTGTCTAAAAGCGTACCAATTAATAGGGACACCA